CGCCCGTCCCCATGCGGGAAAGGAGCGTCTGACAGATGCCATCCTCGCGGATCTTGATACGGCTGTCGGTGGGATTGAATTCAATCGCTACTCCAGGCACAACGCCGGCTCTGAGCGTAGGCGCACGTTCATCTTCATAGCCGATGCCACGGCTGTCCGCACTGTGTTCCGTACAGAAGCCACCGGCAAGGCTCATTCCGTCGCGTTCGCCTGACGTTCCAGCGCCAAGCGCAGCACATCCGGCAGTTCTTTTCCGCGCTTCTCCGCACGGCGGAGTATACCCTGACATGCCTTCGGACTCAAAGAGAACCTTTCCGGCACATTGTCCATCAAGATCGAGGACAACAAATATACGTTTCCGTCTTTGTGCGACGCCCCAACCCTGCGCTGCGTCGATAATTCGCCAGGCGAGAGAATAATGGTCGCCCAGGATTTCCCCGGCTGGCAGCCACTTTCCATGTCGCCCATCCCGCTGTTCAGCGTGCTGGGTACGCTCCTGCGGTAGAGTTGTGTCCTCGGAGCTAGTCGGCACTGTGTGCCTCCCTCCTCCACCAGGCAGAGGAACATCTGCTTCGGATGCTTTGATACGGATGAGGCTTTCGAGGACGCAGCGGAAGTCCTGCCCATTCTGAGAGGACAGGGCGCCCGGCACGTTTTCCCACACAGCCCATCGTGGATATTTTCCATTGGTTTTTTCCCTCATTTCCCGGATGATGCGCACGGCTTCGTAGAAGAGATTGGACCGGCTGCCGGAAAGCCCCTCGCGTCTGCCCGCAATAGACAGATCCTGACAGGGCGACCCGAACGTGATAATATCCACCGGCTCCATCTCTGCGCCGTTCAGTCCATGCACATCTCCGTAATGCTTTACCTCTGGCAGCCGCTTTTCAGTAACGCGAATGGGAAAGGGCTCGATCTCGGACGCCCAGATAGACGTGATGCCGGACATCTTTCCCGCCAGTGGAAATCCGCCAATCCCGTCGAAAAGACTGCCCAGGGTAAGTTTCTTATGTTCCATTTTGATCACCCCCGTTCTGCGCGGCAGCAGGTACATTAGATGCAGTATTCTGCGCCGCCTGTGCGATTCGGATCATATTGCCGTTCACCAGATACTCGTTGCCTCCGTCCTCATCCGCGATGGGGTTCATGTTCTCCAGTTCACGGATATCGTTGGCGCTCATCCAGCCGTTCTGACGGGCGATGGCATAACCCTCCATGCGGCTCTTATAGTCGCCGCGCATCAGGCCGTCCATGTTGAACTGAGCATAAAAAGAACCCTTCTCCTTTTCGGGGAAGAGCTGACGGTTGAGCGCCTGTTCAATGCGAACCAGCCAGGGTCGGATGGTGTGGACACCGAACGAGATTGACTGGTGTTCGATATTTGAAAACGTCGCATGCTCAAGGTCGCCTATGAGATGCGGCGGGACTCTGTAGATGCGGCAGATCTCTGACACCTGGAATTTGCGTGTTTCAAGAAACTGCGCCTCGTTGTTCGGCATGGAGATCCGCTCGAACTTCATGTTTTCTTCAAGGATAGCAACCTTGCCGGAGTTGGCAGAACCACCGTAGGCAGCGTTCCAGCTCTCACGCAGCTTCTTCGGGTCCTTCACCGTATTGGGATGCGTAAGAACACCGGATGGCGTTGCTCCGTTGGAGAAGAACTTACTGCCGTACTCTTCTGCAGCAATACCCAGGCCGATGGCATTCTTCTCCAGCGCGATGGGGCTGTAGCCCACGACGCCATCAAAGCCAAGGCCGGGAATGTGCAGCACATCCTCCGGGCGAAGACGTGCTGTCTGCCCACTGGTCAGCGAGTAGGTGTAGGTCAGCTCGCCCGCGCTGTCACGATCCACTTCCATGCGATCTGGAAGCAACGGATACAGGCCAAGGATGTGACCTCTGCCATTGCGGATGATCTGGCTGTAGGAATTGCCCCACAGTAGAAGATGAGTCAGCATAGCTTCGCGCCAGACGAAGGAAGTCATTTCGCTGTTGGGTTCGTCGTGAAGAAGCCGGTACAACGGATGTTTCTGGGCCTTCATACTTCCTTTTTCAGTTTCTTCGTACACATGCAGCGGCAGGCTAGCCACTGTTTCAGCAATGACGCGGACACAGGCGTAGACGGTTGAAACCTGAATGGCGGACCGTGCTGTAACCGATTTACCAGATCCGCTTGTGCCGAAGTAAAAGGGCTGCGCGGCGCTCACCGCATCGGTTGTCTTGGGTTCGTCCCGCGCTCGGAACAACCCGGAAAATGGATTTTTCATGATGTTCTCCTTATTCTTATTTTACAGACCCATACCAGTCTTTTCGCCATGGCAGTCTCTGCAAAGGGGCTGCCAGTTGTTTTCGTCCCAGAAAAGGATAGGATCGCCGCGATGCGGAATAATGTGGTCTACTACGGTTGCCGGGGTAAGTTTTCCGTTCTCCCGACACTTAACGCACAGCGGATGCTTGCGCAGGAATCTTGCTCTGGCGTTTCGCCATTTGCCGCCGTATCCGCGCTCAGCCGCATTCCCGCGCAAATGATCAGCAGAATAATCAGAATGATCATTGCAATAAACACCATGATCACACAGATTGGGGCATCCCGGAAACCTGCAGGGGCGTTTCGGACTTCTGGGCATATTTCACCTCAAATGAAAAGCAGCCCTCGTTCATCATAAACGGAGCTGCCTGTATTCTGGTTTTTCATTGCCCTGTCCAGCGCCATGACCAGCGCCACCGCACCGTCCACCTTTTCTGTGGAGCGTTCTTTATCGATTTTCAGATTTCCAGCCGGATCGGTGCGTACATAGGCATTGTCCATATTCCATCTGAGAATCGGATGTCCTCCATGGTTGAGCCTGCGCTCCAGCACGATACGCATCAGTTCCTTTGTAGGAGGCGACATGTCGCGGAAGCCCTGACCGAAGGGGATCATGGTGAAACCGTCATCCTCCAACGCCTGCACCATCATGGTGGCGTTCCAGCGGTCATAAGCGATTTCGCGAATGTTGTACCGTTCGCCCAGATTGACGATGAACTGCTCGATGAAGCCGTAATGAACGACATTGCCCTCGGTAGTCTTGAGGAACTGCTGTCGTTCCCATTTGTCGTACATCACATGATCGCGCCGGACGCGGAGCGGCAGCGTTTCCTCCGGAAGCCAGAAGAACGGCAGGACAATGTAAGGTTCCGTTTCGTCCCTGGGTGGGAATACCAGCACCAGCGTTGTAAGGTCGCTGGTGGATGAAAGATCCAACCCGGCATAGCATTCGCGGCCTTCCAGTTCATATGGATCAACCACGCCGCCGCATTCGTCCCACTTATCCATGGGCATCCAGCGAACAGACTGCTTAACCCACTGGTTGAGGCGAAGCTGCCTGAACATGTTCTCATCTGCAGGCGTCTCCTGCGCTTTTCGGAAGGCGTCTCGCACCTTGTCGATGGAGATGGTATAGCCCAGCGATGGATTCGCTGTATACCAGTTCTTTTCGTCAGTCCAGTCCGCTTCATCTGGCAAGCCGAAGATCACAGGGTAAAAACGCGGGTCTGCCTTGCGGCCTTCAATGATGTCCAGGGCCTTCTGATGAACCTCCCAGCAGATACTGTTGCGATCCGTGCCGGCCGTCGTGAGAAAAAACCACAGCGGCTGTTTTCTGGCGTCACCGGAACCCTGAGTCATAACGTCATACAGCGCGCGGGTAGGCTGTGTATGAAGCTCGTCAAAGATGCAGGCGCTGACGTTGAGGCCGTGCTTGGTGGCAACCTCGCTGGAAAGGACCTGATAGATGCTTCCTGTAGGCTGATACACCATGCGTTTCATGGAAGGAATGATCTTGATACGCTTCATGAGCGCCGGGGACTGGCGAACCATATCCACGGCAACATCGAAAACAATAGCGGCCTGTTGACGATCCGCTGCGCAGGAATAGACCTCTGCTTTCCATTCATCGTCATTTACCAACATATTGAGCGCAATCGCGGCACCCAGTTCGGACTTGCCTTGCTTTTTTGGTATTTCGACGTATGCGGTTGTGTACTGTCTCATGGTAGGATCATCGTCCCGGACCGTTCCGAATACTTCCCGGATAATCTTCTCCTGCCAGGGGAGCAGCTTAAACGGCTTCCCGTGGAATTCGCCCTTGGTATGTTTGAGACACTCAATAAACTGCGTCACGCGGCGGGCTTTTCGTTCATCGAACATTATTCCCACCCGCCTTTCAACAGCTTCTCCATAGGATCGTCTGCTGCAGCTTCCTCGCTCATACCGTTGGCGGCAAAGATACGCGCACGGCAGGCAGGCGTCAGGCCGAACTCAGAACAGAAAGACTGCATAATCTTCAGATTCTGCTGGGCAATGGACACCTGCGGCACCTGCTGAACGTAACCGCTGGGCGTTTTGAAAATGCTGCCGTGCTGGGTGATGAATTCTTCAGCCTCTTTCCAGCGGGCGTAGGCTTGGCAGTAGCCCTCAAAGGCTGTGATATCCGCCAGCGTCAGCACGCCCATGGCCTCCAGTGAAGGCGCCAGCCTCTTCCATTCTTTCTTCGCTTCCGGAAGCAGCCAGCTTGGGCATTTGATATTGCCCTTGGGCGGTGCAGGCTCATTGGTGTTGAGCGGATGCTTGCCCGGATTGCCTTCCAGCACTTTCAGCGCCGTGGGCTTCGGTTTTCTGCCTCTCGTAGCCATCTGGCATACCTCCTCTCTCGTTAATCAAACACCGTTACTCCTGAGTGCCGATAGTCAGATCTACGACCTCGGCAAACGTGAGCGTTTCGCCGTTGCGCTCAACCGTAATGCCTTCGCCGCTGCCCACCAGTTCCGCATACCGCTGAACGATTACGCTGGCGTACTTGGGATCAATCTCCATCGTGCGGCAGATGCGGTCGGTCTGTTCGCAGGCAATGAGCGTGCTGCCGGAACCGCCGAACAGGTCCAACACAACCGCATTGGGCGCGGAACTGTTCTTGATAGGATAAGCCACCAAAGGAATGGGCTTCATCGTGGGATGCTCGGCGCTGCGCTTGGGTTTATCGAAGTTCCAGATGGTTGACTGCTTCCGGTCCGAAAACCACTTGTGCTTACCGTTGGGCAGCCAGCCATACAGAACCGGCTCATGCTGCCACTGGTAAGGCGATCTGCCAAGCACCAGAGAATTCTTTACCCAGATGCAGACCCCGCTGATATGGAAGCCGGCATTTTTGAAAGCGCGTCCGAAATT